TTCTGACCCTTAACAGAAGAACCGGTGGATCCCTTTTGTCCTACCTCACCTTTCTGACCTTTAACAGAAGAACCAGTGGCTCCCTTTTGTCCTGCCTCACCTTTCTGACCTTTAACAGAAGAACCGTTGGTTCCAGCCGCACCCTTCTGTCCTTTAACAGAAGAACCGGTGGCTCCCTTTTGTCCTGCCTCACCTTTCTGGCCCTTTACCGAGGCCCCAGCCGCACCTTTCTGTCCTTTGACACTTGCGCCCTGGGCACCCTTCTGTCCTTTAATAGAAGGACCCTGTGGTCCTTGAATATTACCAGTTGAAAGCCATTGCGAGCCATTCCATTGGTAAACTTCGCCTGTGGTTGTATCAAGGTATTGATCGTCTCTATTGGACGGCGCTGCTGAAGGTGTACCAGGAGCAGACTCCCACTGAGAACCCTCAACGCCTTTCTGACCTTTTTGTCCAGCCTCACCCTTTTGTCCTTTGACGGAAGAACCTGTAGCGCCCTTCTGTCCTGCTTCACCTTTTTGACCTTTAACCGCTGTACCAGTTGCACCCTTCTGTCCTGCCTCACCTTTTTGTCCCTTAACAGAAGTACCCGTGGTTCCCTTCTGTCCTACTTCTCCTTTTTGACCTTTAATGGATGCGCCTTGTGCGCCCTTGGCTCCTGCTTCGCCTTTCTGACCTTTTACTGAAACACCAGACTCACCTTTCTGCCCTTTGACGCTGGCTCCAGCCTCACCTTTCTGTCCTTTAATAGAAGCGCCTTGTGCACCCTTGGCTCCTGCTTCGCCCTTTTGTCCTTTTACCGAAGCACCAGTCTGACCTTTTTGTCCTACTTCACCCTTCTGGCCTTTTACTGCTGTACCAGTAGCACCTTTCTGTCCTACCTCACCTTTTTGTCCCTTAACAGAGTTTCCTTGCGCGCCCTTTTGTCCTTTAATAGAAGCGCCTTGTGGCCCTTGAATATTTCCGGTAGAAATCCATTGCGATCCATTCCACTGGTAAACCTCACCAGTATTTGTATCAAGATACTGATCATCTCTATTAGACGGCGCTGCTGAAGGTGTACCAGCAGCAGACTCCCACTGGGAACCTTCTACACCCTTCTGGCCTTTGACTGACGCACCCGTAGTTCCTTTCTGACCTGTCTGACCTTTTTGCCCTACTTCACCTTTCTGCCCTTTGACACTGGCTCCAGTAGCACCCTTCTGTCCTGCCTCACCTTTTTGTCCTTTGACTGAAGTGCCCGTAGTTCCTTTTTGGCCTACCTCACCTTTCTGTCCTTTGACTGAAGCACCAGTCTGACCTTTCTGACCAACCTCACCTTTCTGCCCCTTGACCGAAGCACCAGTAGTTCCTTTCTGACCAGTCTCTCCTTTCTGTCCTTTTATAGAAGCACCTTGTGCACCTTTGGCTCCCGCTTCTCCTTTCTGTCCTTTTACTGCTGTACCAGTCTGACCTTTTTGTCCAGTCTGACCCTTAGCACCTTGTGGTCCTAATATATTTCCAGTAGAAACCCAGGAAGAACCGTTCCATTCATAGACCTCACCAGTGCCTGTGTCTAAGTATTGGTCGTCTCTGTTAGTGCCCGCTGTTGTTGGTGTACCAGCAGCAGACTCCCACTGGGAACCCTCAACCCCTTTTTGTCCTTTGTCACCTTTATTACCAGCAGTACCCTTCTGCCCAGTCTGACCTTTGTCTCCCGTAATACCCTTATCACCAGTAGTTCCTTTCTGACCAGTCTGACCTTTTTGTCCTACCTCTCCTTTTTGTCCCTTATCACCAGCCTGGCCTTTTTGTCCTACCTCACCTTTCTGACCTTTGACGCCATCAATACCTTTCTGACCGGTATCGCCCTTAACGCCTTTTTGTCCAGCCTGACCTTTAGCACCTTGCGGGCCATTAATATTTCCGGTAAGTGACCAAGAATTACCATTCCACTCGTATACATTTCCATTATCAGTGTCAAGATACTGGTCATCTACGTTAGTTCCAGGTGTAGTCGGTGCACCAGCATCCGAAGTCCACTGTGAACCTTCGACTCCCTTTTGACCTTTATCTCCCTTGTTACCCGTAGTTCCTTTATCTCCTGTCTGACCTTTTTGTCCGACTTCACCTTTTTGTCCCTTATCGCCTTTGTCACCTGTAATCCCTTTGGCTCCAGTAATACCTTTGTCCCCAGTCTGACCTTTTTGCCCTACCTCACCTTTAGCACCTTTTGGCCCTAATATATTACCTGTACTAACCCAAGCACTACCGTTCCACTCGTAAACTTCACCCGTATTAGTATCTAAGTACTGATCATCTCTATTAGTACCTGCTGTTGTAGGCGCACCAGCAGCCGAAGTCCATTGTGAACCTTCTACACCTTTCTGACCTTTATCTCCTTTATCTCCAGTCTGACCCTTCTGTCCAGTCTGACCTTTGTCTCCCGTAATACCCTTATCACCAGTAGTTCCCTTTTGGCCCTTCTCACCTTTGTCACCAGTAATACCTTTGTCACCAACTTCACCCTTGATTCCTTTGGCTCCTATCTCACCCTTCTGACCTTTGTCACCATCGACACCCTTTTGTCCTTTGATACCATCGACACCCTTTTGTCCTTTTTCTCCCTTAGCGCCCTGCGGACCATTAATGTTCCCAGTAAGTTGCCACTGATTACCGTCCCACTCATATACATCACCGGTATCTGTATCAAGGTACTGATCATCTATATTGGTTCCAGATGCAGTTGGCGCACCAGCATCGGAAGTCCATTGAGAACCCTCGACACCCTTTTGTCCCTGCTGACCTTTATCACCAGTAGTTCCCTTCTGACCTACTTCTCCCTTTTGTCCTTTATCACCTGTGGTACCCTTCTGACCTTTTTCACCTTTGTCTCCAGTAGTTCCTTTCTGACCAGTATCTCCTTTTTGACCCTTCTCTCCCTTAGCACCTTGTGGACCATTAATGTTCCCAGTAAGTTGCCACTGACTACCGTCCCACTCATATACGTTCCCATTATCTGTATCAAGGTACTGATCATCTACATTGGTTCCAGGTGTAGTTGGCGCGCCAGCAGCCGAAGTCCATTGAGAACCCTCAACCCCTTTTTGTCCTTTATCTCCTTTATCTCCTGTCTGACCTTTTTGTCCTACCTCTCCTTTTTGCCCCTTATCACCAGCAGTTCCTTTAGGCCCCATAATGTTACCCGTAGAAACCCAAGCACTACCGTTCCATTCATAGACTTCACCAGTGTTTGTATCAAGATACTGATCATCTCTGTTAGTGCCCGCTGTTGTTGGTGTGCCAGCGGCTGATGTCCATTGAGAACCTTCTACGCCTTTCTGACCTTTATCACCCTTGTCCCCAGTAGCGCCCTTTTGTCCTAACTCACCCTTTTGTCCTTTCTCACCTTTGTCTCCGGTCTGACCTTTTTGTCCTACTTCACCCTTGGTTCCCTTATCTCCAGTCTGACCTTTTTGCCCTACTTCACCCTTGGTTCCTTTGTCACCGTCGACACCCTTTTGTCCTTTATCTCCTGTCTGACCCTTCTGTCCCTTTTCTCCTTTTGTACCCTGCGGGCCTTCAATATTACCGGTGGAAGCCCACGCAGAACCACTCCACTCATATACCTCTCCATCATCCGTGTTTAAGTATTGGTCACCTGCGTTTACACCAGAGGCTGAAGGCACTCCTGGTGCTGACGTCCACTGAGAGCCTTCAACACCCTTCTGACCTTTATCACCCTTGTCTCCTGTGGTTCCTTTTTCTCCCGTATCACCCTTGTCTCCGGTAGTTCCCTTGTCACCAGCAGTTCCTTTCGGACCTTGTATATTACCTGTGCTAACCCAAGCACTACCGTTCCACTCGTAAACTTCACCAGTGTTTGTGTCCAAGTATTGATCATCCCTATTAGTGCCCGCTGTTGTTGGTGTGCCAGCGGCTGATGTCCACTGAGATCCTTCAACACCTTTTTCACCCTTGTCACCTTTTTGACCTTTGTCACCTTTAGAACCAGTTTCACCTTTATCCCCGGTAGTACCTTTATCTCCTGTAGTACCTTTATCTCCGGTAATACCCTTATCTCCGGTTTGGCCTTTATCTCCAGTTTGGCCTTTATTACCAGCAGGACCTTGTATGTTTCCAGTATTAACCCATGCTCCTGATTTATACTCATATACGTCACCATTATCAGTGTCAAGATATTGATCTCCTTCATCTGCCGAACCAGTTGGTACACCCCCCGATGACGTCCACTGAGACCCCTCTTCTCCCTTTAGTCCTTTAGGACCTCTATCTCCTTTGTCTCCAAGTTCACCCTTAGTTCCTTTGTCACCAGTGTCACCTTTGTCGCCAGTAGTTCCTTTCTGACCTTTATCCCCAGTGGCTCCTTTTTCTCCTTGATCACCCTGTGGCCCATTAATGTTTCCAGTTAACTGCCAAGCAGAACCGTCCCATTCGTATACATCGCCATTTGTAGTATTAAGGTATTGGTCATCTACATTTCTACCAGATGCGGTTGGTGCACCAGCGGCTGATGTCCATTGAGAACCCTCAACACCTTTCTGACCTTTGTCTCCTTTAGTACCATCAGTTCCTTTCTCGCCTTTATCTCCAGCATCACCTTTAGTACCATCAATACCTTTTTGCCCTTTGTCTCCGGTATCACCTTTATCGCCGTCAATACCCTTCTCTCCCTTATCACCGGTATCTCCTTTAATGCCTATCTCACCTTTTTGACCCTTGTCTCCAGTGATACCCTTGTCTCCGGTAATACCCTTATCGCCAGTATCACCCTTATCTCCTTTTTCTCCTTCGTCACCCTTAACTCCTATCTCACCCTTTTGACCTTTGTCACCAGTAGTACCCTTGTCTCCCGTATCTCCCTTAGTACCATCAATTCCTTTTTCACCTTTATCTCCAGTATCTCCTTTAGTACCGTCGATACCCTTTTGACCCTTATCTCCAGTATCTCCTTTATCACCGCCAATACCCTTTTCTCCCTTGTCACCAGTATCTCCTTTGGTACCGTTAATACCTTTCTCGCCTTTATCTCCGGTATCACCCTTAGTACCGTCAATACCTTTTTCTCCCTTATCTCCGGTAATACCTTTATCACCAGTATCTCCTTTTTCTCCTTGGTCGCCCTTGACTCCTATCTCACCTTTTTGACCCTTATCACCAGTAATACCTTTGTCTCCAGTAATACCTTTGTCTCCAGTAATACCTTTCTCACCGGTATCACCCTTAACGCCTATTTCCCCTTTATCTCCTTTCTCACCTACTTCTCCTTTGTCGCCAGTAATACCTTTATCTCCAGTGATGCCTTTCTCACCAGTAGTACCCTTTTCTCCTACTTCACCTTTTGATCCAGTATCCCCCTTAACACCTATTTCCCCTTTAGAACCTTTAAGGCCTATTTCACCCTTCTGGCCCTTTTGTCCTTTTTGTCCTTTGGCACCAACAAGTTGAGTAACACTACCAGGAGTTATTACCGCTGTTGTTTGAGGAGGAAGTGTTATATCGAAAACAAGTCCGCCTGCTTCTATTACTATGATTTCTACTTCAGCCATTAGGGGTTATTCTGAAATTTATGTTACGATGTCCTGCACTACTTCAAAGGTTCCATAGAACCAAGTCTCAACAGTGCCGGCAGATGTAAGTGTTGATTGAAAGCCATATACATATGTACCTGCTGGTACCTGCATATTAGCCGCTGTTATTGTTACCACAAGATCTCCATTGATATCTCCAGTAGCATCTATATCGGTATCGGCTATAACCAGTGGTCCATCGTCATATTCTCTAACTTCCATTTTAAAAGAGTATAGAGTAAGATCTAACTTCACACCATTAGAAGATGCTACAACAGAGTTTAAGATAAAGGTGTCTCCACGGCGCGTACAGATATTTAACTGTGCAGCGTTGTTCATATTTAAGTTTGTCGGGTTAGGACATGAACATGGACTATTTGAGCATCCGCAAGCCATATTACGATAGGGTTAAGTTTGTTATTACTTCTTCTTCCATTGGGGGCCTTTCTCCTTGACGTTGAGCAATTAATTTACTTTGAGCAGCAGCCTGCTTGTCTATACGAGCGTCTTTACGATTCTCTGATTCTGCTTGTTCTTGTTGCTTTACCCCACTCTCAATTTGTTGTTCAACAATACCGTACTCACCTTTTATGTTTTCTAATTGAATCTTGTATTGATACTCAAGTTCTAAAAGTTGTGCTTTTGCTTGTGTCTCTAATTGAATGCGCTGTGCTTCTATCTGAGCCTCCATTTGTTTTTTCTGCATTTCAATCTGACCAGCAACTTGTGATGACTCAGCATTTGCCTGCGCTTGCATCTGCATATTTTGAGCCGCCATTTGTTGTTGCTGCTTCATGCGCTTCTTGCGACGAACAACTAATAATCTTTCTGCTTGCTCAACATCTTTGATTTGTCTGATAGCAATAGCGTCTTCAAGATCAATTTCTTTTTGAGCAAGTGCTACTTGAATGTTTTGTTCTAAGTAGGCTTTGTCCATCTCGTTCATTTCTGTAACAACCATTACTCCGAAGTTGTACATAGATAGATTATCAAACGAGGTTATCACTGCCATGTTTGTTTCTCCAATAGCATTGGTATACGCTTTATAAAGAATACTTTTTGGCGGTATAATCTGTAAACATTTCACAACGTCTTCACAAACCTTTTTGTAAAGAACCATAGCAGCATTAGTAATATCATATATAGCATTGTTACCTGCGGCTATTTGCTGCTGTCTAACGCCTACAAGAGCATCTCCTTTAGGTGATGTTCCATCCATGACCTCATTGATCCCTGTAGCGTCTCTAATCATCCTTAGATAGTGATTGTATATAGCAACCAACTCTGTGATGTTTCTGATAGCATTTCCTATTTCCCGAACCGGTGGGTTTTGGAAACCACCTTCTGGATTTTTACTTCTGTAATAGAAGATACCAGTTTGTTCGTATATGTCTTGAATCTCTAACGGCTGAAGTTCTCCGCCTCTACCAAGTTGTACATTCTCTAATCCCTCAATATCTATGATCAAACCATCAGGCTTTGCCTTAGCAATAGATTGTTGAATCTTGAGGTGTGTGATTTGTAACATATCAGCAAACCCAATAACAGAGGAAACCATTGACTTAGGAATCATTCCTCTAATGTTTGTTGCAATGGCGCTGTATGATAATGTAGCACGAGAGATATCGTGTACGTTCTTCGGTATGTTTTTCTTAGGACCGTAGTCAAACATTAACTCTGTACCAACAATGTAAGTACCTCCGTATATAGTAGCGTTACTCATGTACATTGCTTCTCGATCGTATACAGATTGCTGAGGAGCATTGTACTCTGTCCCTTTGTAATAAAAGCCTATGTTCCCATAAGCAGATTCTTTCTTCTCGTATATAATGTTGTCGACAGACATGAACTCAAAGTCCATAACTTCAACCTTGTACTCATCGTATCCCTGACGGTAACGTGTGCCTGGACGATCATATGTATATCCAGCAGAACTAAATTGAGTCGGATTGTTTCCGTACTTGTTCATTACTGTCTTTGCAATCTGTTCGTATTGTGCTTCAGTAAACTGATCACCAGCAATACGCTTGAGTTCCATTATGGTTATGAACTTGAAATGTCCAGCATATGTCAAGTCACCAAAGTTCGGATCATCAGTATAATTATGTACAAATCGTTTTGGATCAACATACTCTTCTTTGATGCCGTAGTTAGGATCATTAGTACGTTTAGCCACAGCCATACCAAGAGTGGCCAAGTCTTCAACACAACGGCGATATATAGATTCATTAAAATTGTTCCACTTGAGAGTCAGTTCAGTAGCAATCTGTGCAGATATCTCAGCGTCTGTTTTAATATTTGTATCAAGAAATATTTCTGTTTCTTCTGGTGTTTCAGGTAGTTCGTTTGGATCTATTGAAACATTTAAACCAAGTGCTTTGGCTTCTTCTATTATGTTACGGTTTTCAATACGTAAAATAGTAGAGGCTTTCTTTTTATCTTTTTCTGATCTTGATAGAGGATCTATTGCCTGTATCTGTGGATACGGTTCTTTAGATAATATTTTGTTTACAACAATCTTTACAAACTTTGGTACAATCGGAACAGGAGTGTAATCAAGAGTTAGTAGTGTTCCATCTCCATTATTAGGATCAAGAGAATTTAGAATCTGTCTGTATATAGACGTGTCTTGAGTTCCCTGGGCATAATCTCTACAGCGTTCCATTTCTGTATTTCTTCTACCGTACAATGAATTTTGATAGTCACTCCCAACCCATTGAGCGAACATGGCCTTTGCGTATTGCAAGCCATAAGGCATACACATCTTCTCCTCTGTGCTTGCTAAAGCATCTGGAAAGGAAGACTGTCCTGATTTATATTGGTTATCCATACTTGAGATTGCTACTTATGCAAATATACTTCTTATTATTTTCGTATAATTATCTGACCTTTCCTAAAGAACTGCTTCTTTTCGAAATCACTTTTAACTTTCACAGGCTTATGTCCTTGAGCAGCAAGCAATGCCAAACCACTTGATATAGAAAGGTCATATTTAGTTCTGTCGTCTATCTTAAAATTAACCCAGTCTTCAAGGGTTCTTTCAAAATACATTTTTCCAAATTCAAGTGTGTCCTCATTTAGTCCAACATGATCATGGATGTAAGCCTCTATTGCTTGAGCATGAGCCTGTATGACATCTTTTGAATTCGACGGTATACCTTTTGTTTTAGTTTTAGTGCTTTGGAATTTAGAGCCTAAGTGTTCTGGTCTTTCCATTAAGAAGTGATCGTAACCCCTTGTCTCAAAGTACCTTGCGATACCGTACTTATTGTTTTCAATTAACACGGGGTAGCCATAAAACTTAGCAGCCATTAAAACATCCTCATAAAATATTTTAGCAAGAGGTGGCCGTGATGCATATTCAGCGACAAACATATTTGATGGGTGACCCATGTTGAATTTGTTGTAGAAATGACATGCGCCCTTTGATCCTCTTCCGTCTACTGTTGCGTCAATATCATAACTATCCACACCCGCACAACCTATCCAGGCATTTTCGGGTTTGGGTTTGTTTCTCAAATCAGAAGGAGGCATCCATGCTATACGCCATCTTCCATTTGGATCAGGCTTAAACATAACTTCTGTGTCCTGCTTACCTCCAGACCAAACAAAGTTTCCTACTACAATCGGAGAAGGATATAAATCATCATTGTATTCTATCTGTTCGTAAATCTTTTGTACGTTGAACAGAGATGCTTTGGCGCTGTCTCTAAATGCCTCTGCTTCAGTGAACGGGAACTGGCGTATTACCTCATTAAGTTCATAAGAATCGTTTACCAATGCTTTACGCTCATTCTTTAAGTAAGTCTTTGCTCCTATAGATATAGGCTCATCAAACTCCGTATAAACCGTTTTCTCTGGGTCGTCGACCACTGGCATCCCATACTTATCAAAGAAGCCCTCAAGTGCATCGTAAGACGGTATAAAGACAGAGTACAGTCCACTGCGTGTTCGACCGTTGTCGTTTCTTTCTCTTGGATCACTGGCACCATACAAATCTCTAAACTGTTTACCACCTCTATCCAGCGGGTTGACAGTGCTACCAACAAGAGCCTTTCCTACAATTCTACGTCCAACTAACAAACAAGTACGCTGTATCCTCCAAGCCTCTCTTATGTCGTTCCCCTTTTCCCACTTACCTGCTTCATCAAGGTATAACATATGTAGTTTCTCACCATCATATGCATTGGTCGTAGTATTCTTCCAGTTTACAATTGTATTGAGTGCCTCACCAGAAGAAGCGGTCTTATTTTTCTTTGTGATTCTTTTTGAAGGCTCACGAAATGCGAGTTCCATACGGGGATTGGTAGTACCGTCTTGTATGGGTTTAAAGAAAAAAGGCAGTGACTTGTACATCGGCACCACCTTCTTCATGAATATATTTTCTTGTGCATCTGTTCCTGTCTTCGACATGATGCCCAGTAGTTTTTCTTTTACCTGTGTGCCTTCATTAACAAGTACAGACGCAGACATATTTGTGTATCCGGAACGACGACACTTTACATAGACTTGTCCAACACTTCTTGGATCCTTTATACAGGCTTCAAGATGTATAAATAGTTTCCTTTGAAAGTCCAAGAATGATGGGTATCCAATATCAATCTTACACCACTGTAAGAAGAAGTAATGGTTACCTGTGATATAGGTAGGTACCCCGTTGTTGTAAAACCATACTCCATTTCTACGTCTTTTAAATTCTTGACTTATATAGGGTGTGAACTTTTTTCTAAATGACTCTGGCATTCCCAGCCACTCTTCCATTGACCGGATCTTTTTGAGATCATCAGGAAGCCCCTCTCTCACCCATCTTTGATCTTCCTTTTTTAAATTATTAAAAAGTATCTCTTTCTTTGCTGGCTGCTTAGGGAATTGTATTGGTAAGTCAAAGTATAGCCTGACATCTCCTTCTGTTTTGTCAGGGCATATGTTTACTACAATCTCATCTTCTATTTCTACAAGTCCCGCCATTGTTTAATAATCCCAGTAGATGAAGACTTGATTACTTTGAGAATTTTTCTGCGAATCCTCCTGAATAGTCTTGTTCTTCTTTAATCTGTCCACTTTCTTTAAGTGTCTTAATGAGTTGTTCAAGTCTTTCTCTTTCAACAATAAGTTCTTTAGCGTCAACAGCGGTAATTTTAATTGACTGAAGTTCTGCCTTCCGTTGAGATCCGCTAAGTTCTTGATCTACAGGCTTTTGTATTTCAGCAATCATGTTGTCAATTGCGATATCCATCGCTGCAACTAATCTTTGCGCTGTAACTATGTTATGCTTCTGCTTCGATGACTTTGCCATGTATGTGTTTTAAGTATACCCTAAACATTGTTTCACCATTAACCTCCATTCGATAGTCAGAATTCTTTCGAATAATAACTTTATCGCCGGGCACCAATCCAGTTTCTTCTAATCTATCAGAACCATACTTAATATATCCATATTGGTTATACTCATGTTTCTCTTCTAATAGATGCAGTGTGTCACTTTTTAATTCTTGCTCTTCTTCTGCTGGTATAAGGAATATCCATTCTCCCAGTAACTTAACCTCACCAGTTTTTTTACTCTTGTGTGCATACGCTTGACAAGACAGGGGGTCATGGCCTCCGTCGTAGTAGACTATATATACATCGTTGTTTGGATCAAGCCACTGTCCTCTTTTTGCAGACTCTTCTAATTGATTAGCACCATCCTGAAGAACCAAATGGTTACCGCCCAATATTACATGATGATGAAAGTACATTGTGTCTCCAATCTCTACCCCTGTGTCATATTTTTCTGGAACACCAACAACCTCACCTTCCATGGTACGATGTTTAAACTCATCCCACTTAGTGTCAATATAGATTTCCTCTCCGTTAAGAGTTACGGTGTCCTGGGTTACATTAGGAACCCTTACAAGAAAATGTTTTAAAGGTCTCATATTGGTTCTGGAGCCTCAAACTTTAATTCTGTTGTAGGTGCTTCATCCCAAAGGTTTATTGCAATAGCAGATCTTGTTCCTTTGGTTACAGTTGTAACTCTGTGATGAATGTTACCTGCGTCAAATATGATTAACCTATTATGCTTTGCTTGGATTCTTTCAGGCTCATTGTCCGCCCCATTGGAGAATATCTCAAGGTAACCTCCCTCTATATCCATTTCAACAGGATAGAACACTGTACCTATAACAGGAGCCTTTACTATACCTTCTGATTTCCAAAGGGCTTCGTCTTTATCTAAGTGCATGTTTAGATCAGAGACTGCTTTACCTTCACCGTATTGTCCGGTCCAGTACTCAAAGCCGTCTAAAGCCACAGATCCATACGGAGGGTAGTCTCTCCATATATAACAGATTAGTCTTTTCTTTAATGTATCGTCTGGTGAGTTCCACCATCCGTTCCACCAGTAGTAAGATCCGTTATCACTAAATAAGTGTTCTTTGTTAAGTTCAAGATCCATCAACAGATCCGTGTCTTTTATGAAATTATCAATTACAATCATTCGAAGTCACAATCATGTTCAATTAATACTGGCATATCATCTACTGTTTTCCAAAGCATTATGCCCTGTTCTTTATTGTAGATGTATACAAGATAGCGACGAATTCCGTGTTTGACAAAACATCTGTCGTCTAATATGATAGAATCAATTACTGACTCTCCTGCCTTCTGCCCCACATAGTAAGCCATGGCATCTTTCGGGTTTTGCCCGATAATGATTTTTCTAATAAGTTCCATTTCATTTAATTTAACCAGTAGTCAATTGAAGAGGAATC